CTGCAACGCGTCCACGAAGTGAACCTGGTGTTGCTGAACCTGGCTGGTTCATTGGGTTTGTCACTTCGTTGTAGATTGGACGCCCCGAGTCGTTGAGTGACATTAGGTTTGACCACTGTGATGTGTTGACCAAAATGTTGCGTGCAAATGGATTTGCAAGACCAGCAGTTGCAGCATAAACGCTTGCTGAACCACGTGCGATCACACCAAGCAACTCAGCTGCTGTTGGGTATGTTGTGATACCTGTTGAGTCAGCAGTTGCGCCTGCAACTAGTTGTGCATTTGCGTATGCGTCCTGTGCCTTTGCCATTGCTGCAACCATGTTGCGCAATAGTTCGTCATAGAACAATGGGCTTGTGCGTGTTAATAGTTCAACTGAAAACTTCTGTTGTCCAGCAAACTTCTTAACGTCAACTGATAAGAACGCACTGTTCTGATCTGTGTCTGAAAAAATTGCGTCTTCTGCTGCGATTGCAACTGTTGGCGCAGCAGTGATCTTTGGAATCTCAAATGTCATTCCAGCGTCAGGCAATGTGCCGCGAGAAATCGCGTCAATGCTTGGGCGGATTGTTGTTGATAGTCCGTTGATTACTTCTGACAACTGACGTGTAGGAACAAGTCCTGCGTTGTCTGTTGTGTTGTCAGCTGCTAAAACGTATTGACGTGCAGTTTCGTCGCCTGTTGCAGCAAGAACCTTATTTTCTAGGTACTTCGCAGCAGTGATTTCAATGCGTGGTGTTGCTTTCCAACCACCAACTGCGTTTGCAGTTGCGGTGATTGACTGGGCGGCTTCAACCGTTTCGGCGGTTGCAGCGTCTTTGACGGTGTCTTCCACTTCGTCTTCTCCTTCTGTTGGTTGTGGTGCTTCAGGTTCGATTGTCGAATCTGAAATTTCTTCTTCAGTTGCAGCGACTGATTCGACGCGTGCTGATCGAATGGCGGGTTCGCTAGTTAGAGCAACGCCTGTCAATTCACCCATAAGAATGCGGACTGTGCCGTCTTTGAGTGTTTCGTATTCGTCAAATGAAACTTCAACGCTGAAACCGTCGCGCAAACCTTCTTGCGCTTCAACCAATGCGTCATTGCCTGCGGTTGTCTCAGCGATTTTGAAAGTCGCGTCAATGCCTGACCCGTCTGGTGCAATTTCGGTCATTAAAGTTTTTCCAATTCTGCGGGTTCTGTCATGTTCCAGGTTTAGCAGAACCGCGCTTGGTTGAATTGAATTCTTTGCAAATTGCACTTTACCAATTGAAGCGTTCCCAGTTTCCTCGAAGGTTACAATGCGCCCGGTGATTGTGCGACTGTTTGAATCGGCAGCCGTGATTTGCATTGGTGTGATCACTTTTTTCATAGCAGCATGTCTTCTTCCTCGCGTATTTCGTCGATCGACATTGCGCCGATACGATTTAAGATTTCATAAACCTGCGCGCGTTCGTAAGGGTTACCGCGTAGGAAGTCGTCAAGATCAAATGAAACTTTGTTGCCTGCTGGTGTGAAATCAGCAAATGACAAACGTTGTTCAATGATTGACATAAAATTGCGGAATGCAAAATCAACCAGGTCGCGACGCTTATCAAGCGCGTTCGAATAAGTAAATGATGACTGTTGAGAATCTGTGAAGTATGCAGGCAAACCACATGCACGTGAAAGTTCAAGTGCAACGTAATTGCGTGCTTCGTTCAGCTGAAGATTCTTTGGGTCATAGCCCAATGTTTCAAGGGTTACGTCAGCATTCAAAAACGCCGTTGATTTGTTAGCGCGTGCGGTACGCCATGCGCTCAGCAACTTTGAAACACGATCTGCTGGAAGTGATGTGCCGTTTGACTTCAAAACCATTTGTGGGATTGGTTCAACGGCAAAATTCATTGCAGCGCGTTCAAGTGCAGCCGCAGCCTTGATCGTACGACCTGCGCGAGATAGCAAACCTTCTTGCGTACCCTGGAAAACAACTAGGTTCGCTGGGTCGACGTATGAACCGTCGATCTGATACGAAACAATTTCATAACCCATGCCATTGGTTTGAATGGTCACACGCTCAGGTGCGACGCGTTCCATTGCACGAATTTTGCCCGTGTCTGCGTACCTATCCATAACAAATGCATACGCTGAAGGAAAGAAAAATAAATCTGAAATAATCCATGACCAAAATGTTGCGCCTGGGATTCGTGGGTCAGGTTGATTGATAACGCGTGGTTGTGAAACCTTTTCGCCTGTTGCTTCGTTGCGTGTGTGCATTGGCAATGACGCAATTGTCTGAATGATTCCCAACGCGCGGGCGCATGTAGGCACGCTCATTGCTTCGGCACGCGAAGCCGTTATCACGCCGCCGAATAGAAATAGATTTCCTACTTCACTGTAATACGGCGCGATAGCAGCTGCGTCCACGTTGGTGGCTTCGACTGGAACGGCAGCCGTAACCTTTGGCGTGAATAGATCGAAAAATCCCATGCCCGAATTGTGTCAGGCTTATACGATCAACCAACCATGATGTCAAGATCATTCTCTGGGCGTGTCGCGAAGTGTGTCGCAAGCGCAACTGCCACTGCACCGCAAACGACCGATTGTGATGCCCGTCGTCCAATGACCCAGCCGCCGTCACCACGACGCAATTGAACCGCTGCCAAAACTTCTTCGGACAATTGGCTTTGACCGCGGTGTTTCAAACGCCCTGAGTTGATTGCGCTGAGCATTTCGTCACACGCCTGCGGGTACACCCCGTCCATGTCGAAAATTGGAATGCCAGCGGGTGCAAGGCGCGCGGCTACGGCTGCACTGGTCTTTCGACTGTATAGGACGTATTCGGTTGGATACTTTCGGGCGTAATCTGCCAAGTCGTTGGCAATTGCCTTATCGTCCAACTGCAAGTCGTTTTGCCAGGTGTGCAGTAACTTCACAACAAATTGTTCGCCACCGATTTTCTGAGCGCCGACCAAACTGGCATGCCGTCTATCGGGCGAAAGATCGATCGCCAACCAGGTGAGTTTGTCAATGTCCAGGTCAGCTGCTTTGTCCAGGCAGTTACCCCATGAAGCAGAATCGACGGCACTGTTAATCGCTACAACCCAGCGGCACAATACCTCAGTCATAACCACGTCAGCGGGGTCGTTCAAAACGCTTCGAACGTTGTCCGCGTGAATCAGTGTGCCCATTGACGGATTGGCGTGCCGTGCGTTTTCCACGCTGATTTCGTCGGTTGGTGCTGACCATTCAAAATACCCAATGTCGTCCTCGACGCCTGCAATGCTTGCCAGTGCCCTTTCACGAAATTGGTTCAACACAACGCTGGAAGAATCGCCTGCGTTTGTGTACGCCATGACCATTGGATTTGGTGCAGCCATAAGGGTATAACGAAGCGACGCAAAACTCTCAATGTCGTTCATCTCGCGCAATTCGTCCAGGTGAATCGTTGAAGGTCGGGAAACACCACGGGCAGCCGAACCGCCTGCACGCACAATGAACCGATTGCCCGTCATTGTCTCGATTTCCTCGCCACCGTGTTGCCAGCGAATCTTCTTGACCTGTTTTGCCAGGTTGTCATTGCCTTCAATGATCTGAACCATTGCCCTGAACTGTTCAAGTGATGTGGACAGGCGGTGGGCTGAACCGATTTGCAGATTTTCGTCCCATAGGAAAAGACCGCCCAGGATTCTGATCAGCTGCAAAAAGGATTTGCCATTCTGACGTGCCACAACAATGGTGTTGACGGGTGAAGCCCAGCGTCCGTCGGGCTTGACCTTGTGGGTGTGGATAAGTGCGAATTTCTGCCATTCCATGAGATCGATCTTCAAACTGGTCGCCAAGTCGATCAATTCACCCCCGCGTGAGGGTAAATCGTTCAATGGCGTGTGAATTCGCGGGGTTTGTACGCCGATTAGCGGGATTTGTAGGTCTGCGTCCCTACCCAAAACCGATTGAGGGCTATTGAGGGCTTCTGTGCCCGTTTGGTGACCTTCTGAGGGCTTCTCAGTCGTTTTCATGGCTTCTCGAATCGTTTGGTGGGGAAATTAAACCAAGAAGGGTCAGGGGTGTCTTAGCGCTATCAAAAAACCGCCCACCCTTGCTTGAATTGCATGATGTGCATAATGTCTGAAGATTCCAGTCCTCATCTGACCCACCTGCCAAACGCGGCAGTATGTGATCGACTGAGTTGCCTTCTTGACCACAATGCTGGCAAGTGTAACCGTCACGTTGAAGGATACGCTGACGAATCTTGCG